CCAAGATCAGTACGATCAATACCAAGATCAGTACGATCAATACCAAGATCAGTACGATCAATACCAAGATCAGTACGATCAATACCAAGATCAGTACGAAGATTATCAAGATCAGTACGAAGATTATCAAGATCAGTACGAGGATTATCAAGATCAGAACGAGGATTATCAAGATCAGAACGAGGATTATCAAGATCAAAACTATGAAGGTGAATACCCATTAGAATTAGATTTAGAAGAAAACTATGAAAACACAGAAGGAGAAGAAGAGCCTTCAGAATTCGAACAGGAGCCAACAATTTCCCTTGAAGGGGAAGAAAATCTCCTTAACGAAGAAGAAAAAGAAAAAGATCCAGAGGCTGAAAAAGCAGATCCTGAAATGGCAACAGAAGAAGATGATATAGATGCCGATCTTGCTGACGCTGATGTTAATGAGGATATTTTACAAAGAATAGCTGCTAATTTAGATGCTTTTAAACAAAATAAAGATCTGATGGATCAGATTAAAGAAGCCAAACCAGAGCTTTACGCTTCTATTTTGGGACTACTTCAAAACATGATTGAACTTGCTAGAATGATTAGCCCTCAGGTCGCGTCTCAAGATCAGGATCAAGAAATGATCGATGTTCCTTCTGGAGAATATCCTCAAGAACAAGAAGAGCAGGAAGGGCAAGAGCGCCTCCCAAAGCAGAGAGGCTGACAGGCATATCTGTGGGGCGCCTGCCAGCCAAACAAACAACACGCCACGTAGCCAAACCCGAAAGACCAGAAGGTTTTGTTACAAACGATGGGCGCATAAAAGTTGTTGATAACCAAACTGGAAGAAGAAAATACATAGACGCAAAAATTGGAATGTTGCTAGATAATGGTGGCGATATCACTCACGAGAGGTATTGATGCCAAATCTGAGATTTTTTGTAGACGCTCAAGCAATCGCCCAAGAGTTTGGGGAATTAAAAAAAGAAATAGAGGAAGCTATTACACAAGGTGTCAAACAAGTGGCTTCCATGACTCATGCAAAAACACAAGAACTTGCGTCGGAAAAATTAAAATCAACTAGACAGCTCTATTTAGACAATCTAAAATTTGAAGAAATTGAAAATGGTATTTGGGTTGTTAGCCTTGATGAGCCAGCTCTTTGGTTAGAAGAAGGTCGAAAAGCAGGCCCTATGATACCTGACCTTCTTAAAAGAAATGCCAGAACTGCAAAAGACGGTTCTAGATATAAAGCCATACCATTTAGCCACAATAAATCATCCAGTCAGACCTCTAAAAAAGCCGCAGATATTGTAAACTTAGTAAAATCGGAATTAAAGGCTAGGAATATTCCTTATAAAAAAATTGAATATAATAGTGACGGAAGTCCTAGATTAGGCAAACTTCATGTTATAAAAAACATTAATTCCCCAAGGCCTAGTATTAGAGCGTCTCATGGGGTATTAGATAGCCTTACAATTTATCAGACCAAGCTTCCATCTGGCAAAATTAGACGAGATATTATGACATTTAGGGTCGCAAGTACTAAGCATGAAGGATCTAAGTGGATTCATCCGGGAATTGAGGCTAAAAAATTTATGGATGAGGCTTTGGAATGGGCAGAGAAAATCTTTAATGATGAGATATTACCTTCTATATTGGAGAAATATACAAAATGATTTTTGCTGGAGATGTAATTATAGCCGAAGCAATTCGTCAAGGTATAGAGGACATGAGAAAGAACCTCTGGCTTCTCGATGATGTTTTTGGAAATTTTATACAAGAACCAGCTTTAAGAGATAAATACGGCCAAAAAGAGATAGATGCGGCTAAAGACTGGTTTATGAACAATAAAATCGAAGTTAATCTTCGCTATCGAAACGATAAAGATCATTTCCCTTGTGTGACAATTGCTCTTGGGAGCTCTTCTGAAAAAGAGGAAATGAAACATCTTGCCGACCTTTCGACAGAAGTTGAAACCTTAATGCCCAACCAGATCGGCAAACCTATCCCATACATAGTAAAACCTTTTATTCCAGATTCATATGATCAGGCAACAGGAATACTCACAGTACCCAAATCTGTAAAACTTAAAGGTGTTAGAGCGGGTCAAATTTTGGTAGACCCAGATACAGGGATCGGATATATTATTCAGGCTGTTGTTTCAAATGGTATTAAATTGGAGCCTGATCTTGAGCTCAAACTTACAAAAGCTGGTATTGTACCTAAATATCAGTTTTATAGGGCAAGAAGAGAGCATACGTTTTTTCAAGAAACTTATTCAATCGGATGTCATGTTCATGGGGATCCAGCACCCCTTCTTTGGCTCCATGCTATCGTACTTTATACTATTTTAAGGTATAGAGAAAGCCTTTTAGAAGGAAGGCAATTTATGCAAAGCTCCGTAAGTAGTAGCGACTTAATGCAAAACCCTAATTTTGAGGGGCCTGGTGGTGAAAATGTTTTTAGTCGCTACATAACACTTACAGGACAAGTAGAGAATAGTTGGCTTAAAACGCCTTCTAGAATTATAGAGTCTGTTGAAATTCAAGGAGAAACTATAGAAGGTATTCGTTCTGGTATAAAAATCTTGTCTAATTTAGACAGCCCAGATTCCCTTGATACTGAAGATGATTTTTGGACTACCGTGGATGAAAACAAAGAATAGCGATTGGCAAGAGGTAATCTTAAATATATGAGCAATAATGATTTAAAAAAATCTCTTTATCAAGCGTTTAAAAAAGCTTTAGGCTCTAAGCAGGGACAGGCTCAAGCTACTCAACGTATTGTTAGGGATATCCTTGACCCTAATATGCTAGCTGAAGCACCCAAAGATCATATTCCTGCCAATAAGGAAAACGTTTTACAAAAAGATGTGTCTATATCAGAAATGCACCAACAAAAACAAGCTCAGGCAGAAGCTCAGCTTGGTATGCCCCCCAAAATGCCAAAAACACCGAAAATGCCTAAAATGTCCACTACGCCTAAAATGCCGGGGATCAATAAAGCTGCCCATGGAGCATTATTTGTAAATGAGGAGCAAGGTATGGAAAAGCCCGAAAAAGGAATAAGTAAATTAAAAAAGTTTATGGAAAAATGCGAAATGAAAAAAGCCCAAAAGGGTATGAGTTCAGACGCATCTGTTAAAGATGGAATTTTAAAAAACGAAGAGCAAAAGGTAAAATAAAAAAATATTTATATTTAAATACTTGAAATTGTTTAATTTTTGATTGAGCATCAATCTTCTTATTGAGGAGTTAAAAGTGAGCGAAAAGAAAGAATACACACCAGAAGAAATTGCTAAGGGCATCCTCAATAGGGCCAAAGAACTGATTCAAGATCACCTTGAAAAGGCTGAAAAGAATTCTGAAAAAGAAGAAATGAAAAAGGCTGATCCAATGAATCAGAATTCTGCACAAATGGCAGAAGTTGACGTTCCGCAACCTAATCCTCCTAAAGCTCAAACCAAACTAATTGCCAAACAACCGCTTAAATTAAAAAAGTTTATGGAAAAAATTGAAGCTAAAAAAATGGCAAAAGCTGAGGGTCGATGCTGGGAAGGGTATGAGCCCGTTTCTGGGAAAAAACCATATACAAAAGGCTCCTGTAGGAAAAAGTAATTATGGGCAGAAAAAGAAATCCTGACAAAAAAACAACGGAGGAAATCGTGAGAGAAGCCCTAGAAAAAGAGCAGAATGAATTTATCTTGGCTCGTCAAGCTGCTTTTGAAGCTCCTTCAGAGGTAAAGCAAGATGCTAGAGAGGCTTTTTCGGCTTTTTGGGCTGTTGCTAAAAAAGATTATAAAAAAACAAAAGACCTAGAGGAAATCCTTTGGGCTCATTTAAAAGCTTCAGGCTTTGATAAGCCTGAACTTTTTGAACAAGGTTTGGAACATTTTGGATTAAAAAAATAACTAGGAGAAAAAAATGGCAATAAGACTTACTACATCTTTTGTTAACACTGTGGTTCCCGGAGCCTACTTCGAACAAAATGTTCGTTCTACTCCTGTTGGAATTGGGGCGACTGGCGTTATTGCAATTATTGGCGAAGCTGATGGTGGCAAAAGCTTTGCGGACGAAGTTTTGAAAGATAACTTCTTTACGCCTGACCAAGTTTCTGAAGTTCAACGCAAATATATCGCAGGCCCTATTGTTGACGCTTTTCGTGCTTTGAGCGCGCCTTCTGCCGATGCAAATATTACTGGTTCTGTTAACCGTGTTTATATTTTAAAAACAAATACAGGAACAAAAGCAGAGTCAGTTGTAGACACCAACTACGGAACTCTTAAGGCTAAAAATTTTGGAAAGAATGGAAACAAGATCAAATACAAAATTGCCGCTAGTCAATTAGAAGACACTCCTACTGTTGTGTCTGGAGCTGTTCCGGCTTTCGGTGCTGCTCTTGACGGTGCTACTTTAGTTTTGAGAGTTAACGGTGGTGCGACTACTACTATTACACTGAGTAACGTCCCTGCTAACCACTCAAACATCGCCACTTTAGTTACAGAACTTAACGGTTTATTACCAACTGGCTTAACTGCTGCCGCTGGCACTGCTCCTAACACTTTTAAGATCAGTATCAACGCTGATTCTGCTAACTACAGAAAAGGCTGGGGCAAAACTCTTGAGATTGTTTCTGGATCTCTTGCCGCTCTTGCTTTAACTGCAGGACTTTACAAGTCTGCTGCTGAATCTGAAATTGAAGTATCCGTTATTCGATCTGACATTGGTTTGGATGAAACTATAGAAGCAAAAGGCCAAATTGCATTAGAAGTTGGATATGCTGGAACTACAGCTACTCTTTCAATTTCTAACGCAAATATCTTAACTACTACAGTAACGGGCGGTTCCGGTTCCAACCTTTCTATTGACATTACCCAATACACTACTGTAACAGATCTTGCCTCTTACATCTCTTCTCAAGCTGGATACACCGCTTCAGCTACGACTTTTGGTGCCCAAATGAACCCAAAAGATTTAGACAAGGTTACGAACATCGGAATCTGTGCTTCTGGTGCTTCTTTAAAACCCGGTCGAATTAAAAGATCTTTAAAAAACTTCAAAGATGCAATCGCTACAAGCTCTGCTGTTGAGTTTACTGCTACGGACAAAGAAGGTCTTCCATCTCCTATGTCTGCTTATGTTTTCCTAAGCGGTGGAACTAAGGGCTCTACTACAGGAGCAAATATTGTTGATGCTTTAACAAAACTTGAAGGTATCGCCGTTAACTTTGTGGTTCCTTTATTTAGTAGGAATGCCACTGCAGATATTGCTGACGGGCTAACAGAATCTGGTTCTACTTACACTATCGATGCTATCCATGCAGCTACTAAGAGCCATGTCCTTAAAATGAGCACAGCTAAGCTTAAGAGACATCGAGTTGCTATGCTGTCTTTTAAAGGTAATTATGCTGATGCCGAAGCAAAAGCTGCCACTTTAGCTAGCTATCGATGTTATTTAACATTCCAAGATGTCGATCAGATTGATTCAAAAGGTGAAAAGCAAACCTTTGCTCCTTGGTATTCTGCTTGTATCGCTGCTGGAATGCAAGCTGCTGGTTTTTACAAATCTTTCACAAACAAACTTGCTAACGTGATCGCTTACAAAGATCCTGTTGGGTTTGATAGTGGTTCTCCGGGAGATATTGAAAAAGCTCTTCTTGCTGGACTTTTAGTATTACAATCAGCTACTGCTGGAGTTAAATGGGTGAGCGATCAGTCAACATACGGAATTGATTCTAACTTTGTGTATAACAGCTTACAAGCTGTTTACGCTGCTGATTTGGTTGCTCTTGATTTGGCCGAAAGTTTCCAGACTCAGTTTGTTGGTCAGTCTTTAGCGGATGTTACAAAAGCCGATGCGCTAGCATTCTTAGCACAAAAAATGGATATCTATAAAAGAGCAAAGCTTATCGCAGCTAGCGATGATGCTCCGCTCGGTTATAGAAATGAAAAAATATCTATTAGCGGGCCAACCATGACAGTTAATGTTGAGATTAAACTCGCCACTACGATCTTTTTCATACCAATATCAATAGATATCAGCCAAGTTGAACAGGCTGCATAAAGAATTAGGAGTATAAAATGGCAAAAACACTTACAGGTCCTAGAGCGGTTGTTAGCGTAAACAATCAAGTTGTCGGGCTTTTTGAAAGCTGCACATACGGAGTAAACATTGGAACTGAGCCCATTCATATTCTTGGGAAGTTCAGCCCGGATGAAGTTGTGCCCACGAGCTATGAAGCCGTCACTATTAATTGTTCTGGCTTCAGAGTTGTTGATCAGGGCGTCCATCTACTTCCAAAAATGCCA